CCCGTCGCGACTTGATCGCGGACTCGGCCAACTACTTCGTCGAGTTCGATATGTCGGCGCTCATGGCCGGCGACTACCAGGCCCGCTCGCAGTTTCTGCGAGAGATGTTCAACATGGGCTGCTTGAGTGTCGACGAAATCCGCGGCCAGATCGGCTACAACCCGCTCCCCGACGGCCTCGGCAACAAGCGGTTCGTCCAGGTGAATATGCAACTCCTGGACGCCTTCACCGCCGAGAATCCGACGGGTGCGCCCGACGAGCCGGCGACGGACGCCTCCGGCGATGACAGCATGGACGACGACGCCGACGAGCAGGAGGCCGCCGACGGCAACGACGGGCCGACGCCATCGGACGCCGCCACCAGCGACCGCTCCGCGGCCGAGGTGCTCTTCCGCACGACGCTCCGGCGGCTCGCGGCCGTCGAGGCCGACGGGATTCTCGAGCGCCGCAACAAGCCGGGGAAGTTGCAGGCGTGGCTCGAGGCCCACGAGCAGCGAATGAAGACCGAACTGCTGGACGCCGCCAAGGCCACTGGCCGCGACATCGAGGCGTTCGTGCTTGCGTGGATGGAAGAGACGAGAAACCGCCTCCTGGAGTGTCACCGCTCCGGCAGGCCGTATGAGGAGGCGACGAAGTCATGGACGGATCGTGCGAACTTGAGCGACGCCTGATCGGCGAGGTGCCGGGGCTGGTTGTCAAGCAGGACGACAATGGCCGCACGGTCATTCGCGGCTACGCCGCCGTATTTGAATCCGAGTCGCAGGACTTGGGTGGCTTTGTCGAGATCGTGGAACGCGGTGCGTTCGATGACGTCATGCGGTCGAATCCCGACGTCTTCGGCAAATACAACCACGAGCGCGTCATCGGCCGCACCACCAGCGGCACGATGCGGCTGACGGTCGACGAGCGTGGCCTGCGGTACGAGATCGACCCGCCGCGGTCGGCTGCGGACGTCGTCGAATTGATCGAAAGAGGCGACGTTCGCGGATCAAGCTTCGCCTTCCGCTCGAAACCAGCAGACGAGTCGTGGACTCGCGATGCCAACGGCCGAATGATCCGTCGGATCAAGAAGTTTTCGTATCTCGGGGACGCCGGCCCCGTCGACACCCCGGCCTATCTCGCCACCGAAACCTACGTCAGCAAGCGGGCCATCGAAATGGCCCTCGCCGAGAACACCAAGGCCGAGGAGCCTGCGAATGAGCAGCGAGCGGATAGCGCTCTGGTCGAAGATTCTGTCGCGGCTCCTGAAGCCGAAGCGACCGCCGCCCCCGAAGACGGTGCGGTGGCGGCCGGCGAAGAAGAACGTGCCGCCGTCAGCCTCAAGCCTACGGCCGGAATGGCCTCGGCGGCCCGACGAGGTCTAAAACTCCACGAGGAAGGCAAATCCGGCGACGGCCTGAAGCCGGAGACGGTGGCCCGCGCCAACCGCCTGGCCCGCCGCGAGGAGATGAACGACGACTGGGTTCGCGAGATGAACGCCTGGTTCGCGCGGCACGAGTCGGCGAGCAAGTCCCCCGGCTGGGACAAAGCCGGCGAAGAGAAGCCCGGCTTTGTGGCGTGGCTCTTGTGGGGCGGAAACGCCGCCAAGAACTGGTCGGCCCGCAAAGTCAAGGAACTTGAAGGCGAGCGTGATCTGCCGACGATCGACGAGGAGCGAGACATCGACGAAGAGTCGCTCGAGCCGGCCGCTCCTTCGCCGTCGATGAACGACGTTCGGTCGAAGATCGCGTCGCTCAAGGCAACGATGCTGCGGACTCACTTGCACGCCAAGTAGTCTGTACCCTACAAATCAAGATATACGCCCTGCGAAGGATTTCGCAGGGAGCAGTGCGAGCGACTTGAGGATTCATTTCGCGGCGCGCTTGCGGGCAAACCACCCGCCGGCCGCCGCACCTTCGCGATTGGCCGGCTTCACAAGGAGCAAGGCCAATCATGGCGAGCAACCTCAAGCGTCTTCAGGACCGTGCCGCGGCGATCGCCGCCCGGATGACCGAACTGGCCGATGTGGCCGAGCGTTCGGAGGATCAGACCGCGGAACTCCGTCGGCTTTCCGACGAGGCCGACAAGGTCAAGTCCGACCTGGAGTTCGAGGGCAAGCTCGCCGCAAAGGAGCAGGAACTCCGCGCTGTCGTCGAGGCTGCGGCCCCGGCGGCCCCCGCCGCCCCCGTGGCTGCCGAGCAGCCCAAGAAGGTCGAGATTCGGGCGATCAACCCGCATCACTCGACCCTGCGTGCGTTCAACGACGGCCCCGATGCTGTCGAGAGCGCCTACCGCTGCGGCCGGTGGATCAAGGCCACCGTGTTCAAAAACGAGTCCGACATTCGGTGGTGCCGTGAGCACGGCGTCGAGGCCCGCGCCCTCAACGAGGGCAGCAACTCGGCCGGCGGCAGCCTGGTGCCGGAAGAGTTCGCCGCTCGCGTGATCCGTCTCGTCGAAACCTACGGCACCTACCCCGGCGCCGTCGAGAACGTGTCGATGAGCCGTGACACGATGGTGATCCCGAAGCGCCTGTCGGGGACGACCGCCTACTTCGTGGGCGAAGGCTCCGCAGTGACCGAGAGCGAGCCGACCTACGGCAACGTGTCGCTCGTCGCTAAGAAGCTCGCCGTCGGCTGCCGGATGAGCACCGAGGTGGTGGAAGATACGGCCGGCGTGGTGGCACTTGCAGATGCTGTCGCGCAAGAATTTTCCACCTCGCTCAGTTTCAGAATCGACCAGTGCGGCTGGATCGGTGATGGGACGAGTTCTTACGGCGGCATCAACGGCGTCATCAACAAGATCAACGACGGCACGCACACCTCTTCGGTGGTGTCGGCCGCCTCGGGCAACACGGCGTTCGAGACGCTGGACATCGAGGACTTCCTGGCGGTGATGGGCAAGTTGCCCCTCTACGCCCGCCAGGGAGCGGCCTGGTATGTGTCGCCGGCCGGCTACGCGGCGAGCATCGCCCGCCTGAAGTACGCGGCCGGTGGCAACACCGTCGAGAACATCGGTGCGGCGGCTGGCGAGTCCTTCCTCGGCTACCCCGTGCGGATGGTGCATGTGATGAACAGCACCCTCGGCGCGGACACCAGCAAGGTGAAGGTGCTCTTCGGCAACCTGAACCTCGCCTGCATCTACGCCCGGCGTCGTGACTTCTCGGTGCGGCTGTTCGATCAGGTCTACGCGACCACCGACCAGCTCCTGCTCCAGGGAACGATGCGGTTCGATTCCGTTGCCCACACCCTCGGCACGAACTCGGAGGTCGGTCCCGTGATCGCTCTCCGTTCGGCCGCCTCGTGATAACAGGAGCCTCTGAAGCATGATCCACTCCCAGAACCATAAGGTCGTTGCGAACGTCGAGGCTGCGGCTATCGGCGCGACCGCGACCGCCACGCTGACGATCGACACCCTCGGCTACGATCACGCCAGCGTGACCGTGCTGCGGGCGAGCAACGCCAGCACGGTGTTCGCCAATGCCGTGAAGGTCGAAGAGTCGGACGACAACTCGTCCTACTCGAACGTCACGGCCCTGGTGGGCGGCGGCGTCGGTGGCTTCGCGATTCCGGCTGTCACGAGCACGGCCCTGACGTCCGTCCTCAAGCTGGACATCGACACGAAGGCCAAGAAGCGCTACCTGAAGGTGTCCTACACGCCCGGCGCCACGGCGAACGTGGCGATGGTGGCCCGCCTGGGTCGTGCCGAAGAGTCGCCCGTGACCAACGCGGACGCTGGTGTCATCGGCCGAGTCGTTGGCTAGTCCCGTACAAGCGGGACGGCCATGACGGCCGACAAAGGCGCAAGGATGCGCGCCCGCTCCTCACAAGGAGCGAACCATGCTGCTGCGTGTCGGTAATTGTGAAGCCGAGGTGAAGGTAGCCGCTCTGATGAGCGTCCCTCGCCTCGGCTTCACTGATAATTTCTTCTGCATCTCGCAGGCTCTCGCGCCGCACGGGATCGCCCCGATCAAATACACGGGCGCGTTCTTCGGTCAATGCCTCCAGCGGTGCATGGAGCAAGTGATCGACACGCACGACGTCGTGCTGACGATCGACTATGACACGATCTTCACCGCCAAGACGGTGGAAGCGCTCCTCGCCCTCCTGATGCACTCGGGATTCGACGCCCTCGCTCCGCTTCAGACCAAGCGGGAATCGAACACGGTGATGTTCGCCCTGCCTGGGATCACGCCAGAGGAGAAGACGACGGTCGAAAACGACTGGTTCCAGAAGGTCGTGCAGCCCGTCGAGACGGCGCACTTTGGCTGCACGTTCATCCGCACCGCGGCCATCAAGAAGATGGCGAAGCCGTGGTTCCTCCACGAGGCCAACGCCCAAGGAGAGTTCACGGGCGGCCATCTCGATGAGGATTTGTATTTCTGGAAGAAGTTCGCCGCCAGCGGGAACCGCCTGGGCATCGCCACCAACGTCAGCGTCGGCCACGCCGAACTGATGATCACCTGGCCGTCCAGAAGCGTCGAAGGCGGGAAGGTGCAGCAGCACACGACGGAGTTCTGGAACAACGGGAAGAAGCCGCCGGAAGGCGCCTGGGGATTCGTGCCATGAAGATTCGCGTACTGAAGTCGTTCGCCGGCTACCGCGTCGGGCAGGAGTTTGACTGGGGCGACGGCGCGGCTCGCATCTACATCGCCCGCGGCATGGTCGAGGAGATCGGCGAGCGTCGCCTGGAGGCCGCGACCGTCGAAGAGCGGAGCGAGCGGGCCACGATGCCGCAGCCGGCCAGGAGGAAGGCGAAATGACCGTCACCATCACCTACGGCTCGCCAGAGTATCCGTCGGCTGGCATCACGCCGTACCGCAGCCTCGTCAAGCACACCGCCCCGGCGGTCTATCCGGTGACGCTCGCCGAGGCGAAGACGCAGTGCCGCGTCGACGCCTCCGACGAGGACACCTACCTCAATAGTCTGATCGCGATGGCGACCGAGTACGTCGAGAACGTGCTGGACGTCAGCCTCATCTCCCAGACGCTCGAGGCCCGCTATGACTGCTTCCCCTTATGGGAGATCATCCTCCCCCGCCCGCCGATGGCGAGCGGTACGGTGACGGTCATCTACCGCGACGAGGCCGGCGTCAGCCAGACGATCACCTCGGCGACGGGCGCGTTCCAGACCGACCACTACGCCACGCCCGGCCGCATCTACCCTGTCTACGAAGGCGTCTGGCCGGCGGTGCGGGGCGACGAGAACAGCGTCGTCGTCCGCTGGCCGGCAGGCTACGGAGCCAGCGGCTCGAGCGTGCCGAGCACGGTCAAGGGTCTGATCCTGCTCCTCGTCGCCCACTGGTTCGAGATGCGTCAGCCCGTGGTCACCGGCTTCAGCCAGGTGCTCCCCGTGCCGCAGACGTTCGACACGCTCCTGGCGGCGTCCGGCTGGGGAGGCTACCGATGAGCCTCCAGGCCCAGGTGCAGGCAAAGGTGCAGGCACGTTCGCAGTTCGCGAACGGCCTCACGACGGAGATCGCCGACCACCCGCTGACGTTCTTCTTCGACGTCGGCGACTGCACGAAGGTCTGGAGCGACCGTCGCACGTTCGCGTTGGGCGTCGACGAAGTCGACTTCTCGGCCATCGGCATCGGCACAGTGAAGCTCCTCTGCCTCAAGAACCTGTCGACGACGAGCCAGATCGCCCTGTCTGCGGGGTGGACGGGGAGCCAGTTCAGCCTGTTCCGGCAGGACGTCACGGCCTGGAACTTCTCACCGATCATCAACCTCGGGGCGCTGACGCTCCGCGGCTACCCGATCCGCGAGGGCGGCGCGTTCTTGCTGTCCTGCCCGAACTCGGCTGGCTTCGCCACGACGTCCGGCGGCAGCGTCCTCCGCGTCGGCGGGACGACGGGCCAGAGCTACGAAATCTACGTCATGGGAACCTGACCGATGCCGCTCAATGCTCAAATCGCCCTCTCCATTCTTGCCCATGAGACGTCCAGCGGCGACCTGTCGCGGACGCTGCGGGCCACGCCGGCCAACTACGCGATTCGGCTCACCGACGGCACCGGAGCCAACCAGGCGCAGGTGGTGTGGAGCGACTCGCGGACGGCGACGACGTCGAACGACGACCTGACGCTCTGGAATCTCGCCGACACGCGCGACGGCGCCTCGGTCACGGTGGCGTTCACGCAGATCAAGTTGGTCTATGTGAAGAACACGAGCACAACGCAAGACCTTCGGATCGGCGGCGTTTCTGGGCTTGGTGCGTTCGGGGGACTGCCGATCAACCTGTCGCTCAACGTCCCGCCGGGCGGTTGTTACTTGTTTTCCGCCCCGACGGACAGCGGCGTCAGCGTGACTGCTTCGGCGTCTGCATCCGCCGCCCGATTCTCGGCCGCCTCCGGCTCCTGCACCTACGAAGTCCTGTTCATCGGCGAAGGCACGGTCACATGATCATCGGGACCATGCGTGAGCGGGTCGCGATCAAGTCCCAGACGGAGGTGCGTAAGCCCTCCGGCGAGACGGTCATGGACTGGGACACCACCGTCGCCACGGTGTGGGCGAGCGTCAGCGGCCTCTCGAGCCGGGACATCCTCCAGGCCCAGCAGGCCAACGTCATCGCGACCCACCGCATCCGCATCCGCTACCGTGCCGACGTCACGCATCTCAACCGCCTCATCTGGAGAGGCCGTACTATGGAAATTGCGGCGGTCGTCGAGCGCGACAACCGCACGGCCCTGGAAATCCTGGCCCGCGAGGTGCAGTGATGGCGGTACTCATCGACGCAACGCAGCCGCGTGACTTCGGCGGGCAGTCTGCCAAGCAGATCGTCGAAGGGTTCGTCAGCATCCAGACGGCCGGCGCTCGCGAGGTTGCCAAGGAGCTTGAACTGATGGCCCTGCGGGCCATGAAAGACCCAGGCCAACTCAAGGCCAAAGCCGCCAAGAAGGCGTCGGAGATCATCCGCAAGGGCTACAAGGCCAAGATCAACAACGTCACCGACAACCTCGGGAAGTCGGTGACGACGCGGATTCGGCAGTACGAAGGGGCGACAGTCGCGATCACTGGTCCGCGAGTCACTGGCCCAGTCGGCGCTGACCCTGACATGGGGAGTGGGAATCACGCTTGGCTGGTCGAGTTCGGGACCGGCGCCCGCAAGCCTGGCACGCAGGGCCGCCGCACCTACGTCAACGTCCACCAGATGATCAACGGGAAGATGAATCGGGCCGGCACGTTCAACAACGAGCAGTTCGCGAGCATGGGCCGAGGATACTACTTCCTCATGGGGTCGAAGAAGGAGCGGACGCGACAGGCCAAGATGGGCGTCGGCTACCCACACGACTTCGGGTCGGACGCCCCAGGCGAGATGCACCCAGTCACGCTGAAGCCGGGTGAGACAATCCGCCCCATGCCAGCCCAGAACCTGATGCAAAAGACGATCTCCGAGAACTCCTCGGCCGTACTGGCGTCACTCATCGCCAACATGAAGACCTACATCGAGGAACTCCGGTGATCATCAAGCCCGAGGACTACGTCTACTACCGGCTGACGAGCGTCCCCGCGGTCGCCCGCCTCGTCGGATTTAACGTCTACCCGATCGCCGTGCCGAAGTCGGCTGGGTTCCCGTTCATTGTCTACAAGCGACAGAACATCATCCGCGAGGCCAGCCTGACCGGGCCGATGTTTATGCCGCTCCTGTCGATCCAGGTCGCCTCCTGGGCGCTCACCCACGACGCCGCCAGGGAGTTGGGAGACGAGGTCCGGCTTGCTCTGGATGGCAACACCGGCACGGCAATGGGGGTTACAATCAGTGATATGAGGCTCGTCAGCGAAACTGACGATTTCCT